ATATCAACTTCTACCTCCTCCTTCAATTGCAATACCAGTTATACCTTTTGCAACATGGACGGATGGATTTACGAATGAAGAAATCAATAAAATAATTGATATCGGAGATCGCCTAGCCTTAAATAATGCTGTTGTTGGCGGTGCTTTGCAAATACAACCAACAATAAGAGACTCTAAAACTGGTTGGATAAGTTTAAATGATGAAACATCATTTTTATATGAAAAGCTTGGATACATTGCTAGACAACTGAACGGGCAGTTTTTTGATTTTGATATTTGGGGATTCTCTGAAGATCTTCAGTATACCATTTATGATAGTAGTAATGCCCATTATACGTGGCATGTAGATCATGGAGGCAATGTAGGCATATCTCCAAGAAAATTATCTTTAGTATTACAACTATCAGATCCGCATGAGTATGACGGCGGGGATTTAGAAATTCTTGCCAGTTCAGAACCAACAAAAATAACTAAACAAAAAGGGCTGGTTGCAGCTTTTCCATCCTATGTGCTACATAGAGTTACTCCAGTTACAAGAGGTGTAAGGAAAACTATAGTTGTGTGGTTAACAGGTCCTAGATTTAAGTGAGATTAATATGACAGACGTTTTTGAGCAATGGCAATACTTTGTTTCTCCAATTTATAGCCTAAAAAAGATGGAATTTTTAGAAGATACTCTTTCGGCTACCAATGATTCCATTAAAGATTTCTTAGCAAATAAAAATAAAGTAAATGAAATCTATCCTGTAATACATACGAGTATATTACACGACGAGAGAATAGATCCACTTTTAGAATATGTCATTAACACAGCTTGGAATATATTAGACGATCAAGGATATAGAATGCAAGGATTGTCAACATACTTCACTGAAGTATGGGCGCAAACACACAGAAAATTTTCTTCGATGGATCAGCACGTGCACGGTGATTGTCAAATGTCGGCTTTTTATTTTTTAGAATGCCCTAAAGATTGTCCGAAACTTGAAATACATGATCCGAGACCTGGTAAGGTAATGACAAATCTTTTCGAGAAAGATTACAGCGAAATAACAAATGCAACAAATATAGTCAGCTTTACACCTGAAGCTGGTACTCTTATGTTCATGAACTCGTGGCTTCCGCATAGCTTTACAAGAAATGCATCTAAATCTCAGTTTAAATTTATTCATATGAACATATCAACAAGACCTTATGTTGGTGAACCAGAGTATCCCGACACAGCAGAAATTGTATGACAAGAGAATGTGGAAGCTGCACTAAATGTTGCGGTTGGCTAGAAGCTGATATTGTCTTTGATGATGATACGCCAAGCGCAAAGATATGGCCAGGTAGAAGATGTCAATATGTGACATCGAAAGGATGTTCAGTATATGAAAAGCGTCCAGTCAATCCATGCCGAACATTTAAATGTATGTGGCTAGGTCCTGATCATTTTCCATTGCCTATCGATACTATTCCAATGTGGCTTAAACCCGACGAATCTGACGTAATCATGATTTGGAGAGAAAATCCAAACCCCGATCTTAGCTTTATGCAACTGGTTGAAGCTGGATCGCCAATGACTGCTGAAATAGTAAGTTGGGCTATTCAGTATGCTCTTAACAATGGTTTAAATATTCTTTACCAGATAAACGGCGGATGGAATAAAGTAGGTAATAAAACGTTCTTAGAATCGGATATTCAAATTGTCTGAATTTCGTATACGATTTAACCAATCAAGAGGTCGCCTTCATCGTGGTACTGTCGATCATGTATGGAGAGTATTCGAAGATGACAAAGAGTATTTGTGCAAGAATATAGTTATCGATGTACCGAGTTATGGAGCAAAGACTGGCGAAGATTGGAGTATCTGCTGTGAAGGTACAATGCAAATTTGCAAAGATACATCAACGATTACAATTAAACCGTTGAGTTAAGTCCAAACCGTCCCATTCTTGGAACTATACTTAACTTCAGGATGATACACTGAAAAGTCTTCGTATCGAGGATCTCCTGGTTCGGCTCTTTTACCGATGCTATACTCGCCGATATGATTTACAAGATTCATACCTGTCGAGCTTTTGAGTTTACACGTCTTCATACCAAGGTTTTTCAATGAGAGAGCAACTACATACTCACTCAGATTCTGTTCACCTGTGTTTTCTCGGTGTGGAATATCAACAATATCCCGACGAAAGAAGCTAGCAAGACTCCAGAAGTATTGTTCTGAATGCTCTGCCCGATACTTGTCAATAATTACGTCAGTATCGAGAGGACCAATGTCTTCTTCAAAGTCATACCACTTTTGACGTGTTAAACATACTTGTGAATATGTCGGATCACTGTTTAAAACTTTGGCAAGATCAGTAATTTTTATCGGTTGATTGATCGTGACGTCATCTTCTGATAGATAAACATAGTCATAGTCTCGTTCTTTTAACATGTCGAATGTGCTATTCCACATATATGGAAGCCCCATATTCTGAGGACGCAAGATAACTTCGTGATATCCAAAGTTTCGAACCAACTCGTACATAGTACCGTCATGTCTTTTCTTTGGCATATCGTCAATAAAGATTCCATCAACTTCACATCCACTCAAGTCGAACATATCACGCTGTGATTTAAGTGTTGGAATTAAGTACTCGAGTCGATTGGTCGACCACAATATTTTACAAACTTTCATCAGTATTTCTCAGTATCAAAAAAGAAGGTTTGGAAGAGACGACCATCATACAAATCTTTACCAAAGTAGTCAAGACTCGCATGAAAAATATCGCCTCGATATAAAATTAAACGATTATACTTGTTGCCGATGATGTCAACTTTATCCCATTTGGTATCATCATAGCCTTCATATACGTTTTCTTGAGAACGCCATTCTCCAGATTCTTTATGTCGATACATTGCAGTGCCACTCGATAGCGGTGCATCAGGTGTCAAATAGCATACTCCTGCCCACATGCTCGTATGATCGCTATGAATCCATGTTCGATCGAAAGCCGTGGCATATTGAAAGGCTCCGCTATAACCAGAGTATTCGTGCCAGGTCGTGATCTTACCAGCAAATGTCATCCATTGCTGAATGCATTCTTTGACATCTTCTGTGAGAAAAGTTTGAGTTCTTTTGCCAGGATAATTGCCAGTGACATTAAACTCTTGCGTCAAAGCATAGGCTCTAACAGCATCTGGATTATTATAAAAATTGTCGATTATCATTAAGTCAAGATTCATTGTACATTACCTACTCACTGTTTGCATAGCTATATTTATACTGATATAAATACTCTGTGTACATATATAGAAAGGAATTCACATGGCAATTACGAATACATGGGGCATCGTTCAACTCGAAGCCTACCCTGAATATGCAAATGAGACAAATGTAGTCTTTACTGTGCACTGGAATTTAACTGGAACTGAGGACACTCATACTGGTTATGTGTATGGTTCTGTTGGCCTTGAACTTGACGAAGAAGCCGAGTTTACTCCATTCGCTGACTTGACAAAAGAACAAGTGATCGGTTGGGTACATGAAGCTTTAGGCCCAGAACAAGTAGCTACCTACGAAGAGAGTGTAGCTAATCAAATCGAAGTAAGTAAAACACCAACTGTAGTATATCCGACTCTTCCATGGATGGAAGAAGCGGTTGTAGAAGAAACACTTGTAGAACCAAGTGCAAATACTTAATAATTAAGGAGAGAATATAATGACTGATAATGTAGAAGAAAACACACCGACCGCTGAAGCTCAACCAGCAGCACCGACTGTTACGTTGGCAGTGGATATTAATGAATTGAATGTAATCGTTGCGGCTCTTCAAGAGCTTCCGCATCGGGTTGTTGATGGGGTTCTAAAGAAACTGATTCAGCAAGCGCAAGAACAATTACAAACATAATACTTTCGAAGACATAAAGTCATTCTAACACATTTCTTCGTTGTTGTACACCAAAAAGTGATACAATAGGCATATTATAAATAGATCTAAAAGAGGTTACTATGGCTACACCAACGACTAAAGCTGAGTTTAAAGAATACTGTTTACGTAAGTTAGGCAAACCAGTAATTGAGATCAACGTTGATGATGATCAAGTAGATGATCGTATTGATGAAGCTCTCCGTTACTGGTATGACTATCACTTCGATGGATCTGAAAAGGTATACTATAAGCATGCTATCACAGAAACCGACGTAGTAAACAAATATATTACTCTTCCAGAAAATATTATCGGAGCAGTCAGCATCTTCTCGATGGGAGATCCTTCCATTCGATCAGACGACCTCTTTAATATTCGCTATCAGATTGCGTTGAACGATCTTTATACGTTAACTAACGTATCTCTTATTCCTTACTATATGGTAATGGAACATCTTGCTTTGATGACTGAACTACTCGTCGGTAAACAACCGATTCGATACTCGCGTCACAAAGACAAACTACACATTGATATGGACTGGAATACAGTTGCCATCGGCGAATTCTTGCTTGTCGAAGCATATGAAATTGTCGATCCTGCTGTGTATACTGATGCATGGAACGATCGTTGGTTGCAGAACTATGCGACTGTTTTAATTAAAGAACAGTGGGGATCAAATCTTACAAAGTTTACAGGAATGTCACTTCCTGGCGGCGTACAGTTTAACGGCGAAAAGATCTATAATGATGCTCTCGAAGCAAGAACCAAGATGGAACAAGAAATGATTTCTGGTTTTTCTCTTCCAGTTCTTGACATGATCGGATAATCGAGTGGCGACTAACGTTTATTTTAATAATTTTACGAATAGTCAAGAGCAGCTCTTGATAGAAGATCTTGTGCTCGAATCGATTAAGATGTATGGGCACGATGTTTTCTATTGCCCGAGAACACTCATTGCAAAAGATGATATCTACGAAGAAGATACGATCTCAGAATATAATATGTCATATCAAATTGACATGTACATTCGGAGCTACGAGAGTTATGAAGGTGATGGCCAGTTTCTTTCGAAGTTTGGCCTCGAGATTCGTGATCAGGTTACGTTTACTGTATCTGTTCGTAACTTTATGGATGAAATCGGCAATCTTGAAATGATTGATCGCCCACAAGAAGGTGATTTGATTTATCTTCCGATGGCCGATCGTTTATTATATGTGAAGTATGTCAATAAGACTTCTGTTTTCTATCAAATGGGTGCTATTCAGTCATATGATTTGGT